AATGGCGCTACTTACAGAAACACCGTACTCGCCAAGATCCTGCGGAAAACTAAAAATCCATTGGAGGATTCTTGTATCAATTCCAGTAGGCGCAGACGAGCCAGCAGGAATTGTCCAAACGTAGGACTTATCACCCGGGTCATATTGTGTCCCCACTGTCAGCGTTACAAACTCACCATCCCTAGGAGCAGGGTTGCTCGGTGTGATCGAGGCGTTGCCAATTAGAGGAATGACGGGCGCGATGAAATTACCCGTTAGCTGATCAACAAGACGACTGCGTAGATCACTGGGTGAAATTACAGGGTGGTGCTCAAGCTCTAGGTTGCACGTTCCGTATTGGCTAAAACTAATGGCCTTGACTAAGTAATACTCTGTATAAGAATCCTGGCCTCCGTCAGAGTCTTCAAGCGTTAGCTGAACCTTGACAAAGCTGCCGAGCGATACGTTGGTGATCTTGTCTGTTGAGCAAGACAGAGTTGCGCTGTGAGAAGTCCAACGACGTAGCGCGACGATGTACTTTCCAATTAAATCTGCGTGCTCTTCGCTGGTACAAAACTCGGTTAAGTCATACCTTTCAAACGGCCCGCCAAGTGCTTCGCCGGGGTAACGCACTTCTACGGTTTTAATCTCAGGCGCAGCGATGCCCGTTTCGTTTCTGTAACTCATCACCGCGCAAAACGGCACGGTCTCGCTTGCGTCTCTGTAGCGAATCTCGAATGAACCTTCAAGAATGTCTGAGTTGGTAAAAGTGGTAGCGGGGATAAGCTCGTTCTGATTGAAAAGCCCAGCTGAAGTCACCGGCAGCCTGGGTATCAGGCCCCATTTGCCGTCTTCTTGGGTGATGAAAAGCAGAAAGTAAAAACTCCCGTTTTCTAAGAAGTCTCTTAGATTCTGTGGCTGGGAAATAATCCCGTCGTAATAAAGATCGTAGTTTTCAAGAAACGTCCCAGCGGCACCAAGACCTGTTGCATCAATCAGCTCTGACGGCACCTGGGCTGTCTCTTGCAGCAGGTAGTTCATCAAATCTGAAAAAAGGTTGCTTGCGTTATTGCCTGCACCCGTAAGCAGCTCTACCTCAACGCCGTAATTAGTAAAGACGTGAGCTTGGCTGTACGAACCTGAACTTTGCTCTGAAACAGCCTGGGTGAAAGTAAAATCAAGGCAAGAAATCTCGGCAAACGTCCCGTTGGCATCGCCCACCGTTTCAGGCAACGAGTCAACCAAGCTCTGCGTGGTTACAGTCTTTGCCGGGGTGAAAACGCAAGCTGTGTTGTAGTAGAGCGTTCCACTGCCCTGGATAATGTCGCCGTAGAAGATAGTCAGAGTTGGGCTGTCTAACTGGCCTGATGACAGGACAAGCCAATACCTCTTGGTTATGTTTCCGCCTGCTTCAATAAAGCTAAATTTGGCGGCGCGTGGGCTGATAAAAACGCCTCCCTTACCGTCAGCTCTGCGCTTGCAAAAAACGACAGGGATAGATTCTCCCACTGCGAGGGGAGTCACCCCACCGCCCGTTGGTTGATTTAGATCAGCAGCACGTTGAGCTTTGCCCAGCTCGTTGTAGACCGTTTGCTGGAAAACGGCCTGTGGCCTTGGCTGTACCTGCCGTGAAGATGGTGGCTCGTTGTAAAGGGTCATACCTTACACGGGTCTCCAATTAAAGAGGTTGTGGCAAGTAGTGGGGGCATCTGTGCGCCTACTGGTGAAAGCACACTCCCTAACTCTAGGGTTAATCTTGGTGGCCCCAACGTTCCAGACATAGCCTGCCCCTGGTACGTGGCTATCAAAGATCGTGCGGAATTGATGCTTGACCCAGTTAGGGGGTCAAAAGTGTAGAGCTGCACTTCTACCAGCAGGCTATACAGAGCGATGATTTCGACTTTAGTTCTGTAGAACTGGGTGTAAGGAAACTCAACCGTGAGTGAGCCTTGGTCCCCCGTTGTTGAAGTTACGATCTCTGAGGTTTGAAAGGGGGCGTAGTCATACCCGTCTACGTTGGTGTCTACCTCGTAGTTCTGAAATCTGTAGATGTTCTGGATGCCGCTGTAGGCGCGGAAGAACATTGCATTTGCGATGCCCATCAGATTCCTAACCTTGAGCGAGTGGACGGTGATCGACGAATCGTAGTTAGCAGGGATGCGGACATCTCCTTCATGCCGCGTTCAAAGTCAGCACGAGAAATGTAGTCCTGCCCCCCAACTTGCATGACCGGACCGGTCTTGATACTGATGCTAGGTGAAGTGCTGCCGTCAGGAATGACCGCATCGCCACGCTTGCCCGAAGCATAACGGACCAGGGCCTCTTTCATCTGGTCTTCGCGAATAACGTATTCAGGGCCTGCCTCGCCAATAAGTGCAGGAGTCGGGCTTGAGACATATCCCCCGGTAGCAAATGGTGTAAGAGCACTCTCTTCTTTCGATGCGTTGAATGCGTCGATCACCCCTCCTGACTTTGCAATGTTTTCGGCATAACTCTCCAGGCGCCTGGCAAATGCGTCCATCCCCAAAGACAATGCCTCTACAGACTGCTGCTGTACCCGCTGCGCTTCAGCAAGCACTCGGCTCTTTTCTGAGAGTTCATTAAACGGTTTTTCAGCTTCGCGTAAAACCCCGAAAAGCTCCTCAGGACTTCTAAAAGTTCTGCCCCCTCTGACTTGTTCCTGAATTTCAGGAGAGAAATTAAACGTAGCTCGTCTTGTTTCAATACGACCTATTGATCGCTCAGCCTGTGCCAAGCTTGCGGCGTATGAGGCAGCAGATCCAGCGGCGCTTTGCTGTGATGAGGCGAGTCTTCCGGCAGCCGCTGCTGTTCTTTCCGTCCCAGAAGCTGCTGTGTCGATTAGCTCCGCTTCAGCTATTTTACGCTCTAGTTGCTGTTTAGCGATCTTTGTTAGAACCTTTGCCTCCTCTTCGGCAAAGGAAAGCCTTAAGCTAGCTTCTTCTGTCTGCAGTTCTTGAAGAACAAGCGCCTCTGTAAGCTTTTTAACGACTTCTACGTTCGCTGCGTTTTCTTTGATTTTCTGCCTAATAGATTTTTCAATAGCTTGCTGAAGACGTAATTCTATACCCGCTCTTTGAACGACAACTTTGATTTTCCTAAGTTCTTCTTCAAACTCAAGTTTTGCTAACTCTATCATTAGTTTTTTCTGTTTAACGGTATTCCCGTCTGCTTCGGCTTTTTCAATGGCGAGTTGTAAGACGCCTTTTTCAAACTGGAACTGCTGAGAAGCCAGATTTGATCTGAGTTCTAAGGTAAGAGTTTCTCTGCTAGCCGCAGCCTGAATTGCCTGTGCCCGCTTTTCGTACTCTTGTGTTACAATTCTTGCTTGCTCCGCCTGTAAAGTTTCAAATTTAGTTATCTCAATTTGCCTCTTGTTTAATTCATTCTGTGCGATAAGAGTTTTACGCTTTGCGTCGTTTATTCGCTTGCTCTGTTCACTGGCGCGTTCCAGCTCCTTAGTATTCCTCTTCTGTGCGTCTAGCTGCGCTTTTATAGTGTTAGTAGTTTCTTCGTTGACTCCCTGCTCGTCTAGATACTTTTGAATCTTTGCTTCAGCCTCTCTGGATTGGGCTACCTGGACTTGTAGTATTTTATCCTGCGTCTCTAGTTCATTAAGCTGCCCAGCTAACCGTTTGTCTGCACGCTCGGTCTCGATCTGCGCTTCCCTGTTGATTAACTCAGTGACTTGCTGCAGTTGATCTTTGTAGTCTTTTATGTATTGAGCTTTTTTAAGTTGCTGTTGTACGCTTAGGAGTTCGTCTTGCCTGCCGATATCTTCAAGGGCTACCAACTCATTTTTTACTTTCAGTTGTGTACTTAATTCTGCTGTCTGGCGCTTTGTCGCTTCTAAGGCTTGTTTGCCGAAAGCAACAGCCGTGGCTCGAAGTTGTTTAAGTTTTGCTTCTTTTTTGAGTAAACCGTCTTTGATAATTAGCTGTGTTTCTTCGTTATTCTTTAGCGCCTTAGCACTGTTCAAGGCGGCTCCACGAAGACCATTCATGAAGGCGTACTTTTTATTGATTTCTCTTTGAGCCTCATCAGTATTCTTTTTAATTTCTGCCATCTCAATTTCATAATCAAGATTGGCGTTCAGGATCTGGCCGCTAGCGGTATCTGCTGCTGTTTTTTGTGCGCTTAGGCTAAGAGTTTTCGCCTGCAGCTTGTTTTCTAAACCGGCCACCCTAACACGTTCTTCTGCTGCGGCAATTTGTTTGCGTTGTTCGTCTGTTATCTGGAAAGTTATATCCGCAATAAAGTCTAATGCAGTTTGGACTCCGGGAATCATCCTTGTAATCTTTGCAATACCTCCAGCAATAAGGTTTACGGTAATGTTAATTAAGTACATCCCGTCTAGAATTAACCCTAGACCAGTGAGCAATGGCCCCGCAAGAACTGCGGCTGTAGCTGCAAAAGAAGTGGAAAATCTTTCCCAAGCCGAACCTAAATAATTAGCCTGCCCCGCCGCTTGTTCTAGGTCTTCAGGGAAAAAGCCTGACTGAATCGTGGCTTGTTTTGACACCTCTGCAAAAGCTTCCTGATACTTTCCAGCAGCAATAAGTTCATTAACTATAGTCTGTAGCTCAGCACTTACTTGGAGGCTACTTGCAGCTAAAGCATCCATATTCAAACTGGATAGTGCTGCCTGAAGATTTTTGGTCTTAGTTATGTTGTCTTCAAATAGCCCACCGGCAGCTGATAGTGCGATTTGGAGCCCCAGACCGGCGGGGCCTCCTGCAGCAGCTGCTGCACCTAAACCACCTAAACTACCAAGCGCTCCGGTGCCGATGATTGAACCCAACGCACCACCGGCGACTTGACCAGCGCCGCCACCAAAAAGCAGAGGGAAGCCTGCGCCTAGACCAAGTTGCGTAAACGTGTTGGCAAAGCCGCTTAAAGGAGGGCGCTTGGCGGGCTGTGGTCCTACTGGCGACTTGTATTGTGTGCCGCCAAGACTCCCTGGAACGCGACCTTCAGCACGAGTGCCTGGCAAAAACTCGCCTGGCCGCAAGCGGAGGGCTTCTAGTAATTGAGCACCGTTAGCAAAATCCGCCCCACGTTGTATGGCTGTCTGTTGCAACCGTTGAGCAAGCTGATCGGTGCTGGGAAGCGCTTGCTGTAATTGCTGAGCAACTGCCTGAGGCGGTAAAGGGCTCTGCGGGATGTTTTGTACTGCACGGAGTGCGTAGAGGGCGTCGTCAAGTGTGCGGCGACCGCCTAAAAACTCGGTTTCAGAGCGGTTAAAGTTTAATCGTGGCCTGGCCCCACCTGACATAGAAGGCAGACCTTCTAGCGAAGTTACGGTGCCGGGTAGCAGGCGCCCTGAAGCTTGCTGTAATTGGGTGAAGTAATCGGGAACTACATTGGGGGAAAGCCTAGATACGTTCGGAAGACTTGGCGGAAGTTGAGGCAGGTTTCTAGAAATTGCGGGACCACGAACTTCAAGGGCGGCTAAGGCGAGGCGTGCTCGAAGTTGACGTTCAGCAGCTTCTGCCTGCAACTCTGCGATTCGCAGATTTTTCTGCTTTGCTGTTGTAAGACCGAGTTCGGTGTCTAAGGATTTTGCCAGCCGCTCGAACCTCTCTTTTTCAGCTGCCGCAATATCAAGTTGAAGCTCGCCAATTTCTTTGTAAAATCTTACTTGGGATTCCACAAGTTTGCGTAACCTCCCCTCGGTTACACCAAGTTGACGGTAAATATCTAGTCTTTTAATAAGTTCCGTATTTATCGACATATAGCGTGCTTTGCTCTTGTCTACTCTATTTTCTTCCCTAATAATCTCTAGCAAACGTCCGGCTGCGGTAGCCGCCGCATTTAACAAACCTAAGTTTTCTTTATTACCGCTGACAATTCGTTGGAGATCTGCCAGTTCTTTTTCCTGGGCTTTGTTCCTTGTGCCCCCGGCGCGGTTTATCTGTTTTACCCTGCGTTCGAATAAAGTAGCAGCAGAGTTAAGTTTTATTTGCTTTTGCAGGATGTTTTGATCGATTTTTAACTGAATGTTTTTCTGTTTTGCTGACTTTTTGAAGACTTCTAGCGCTTCAGCTGCTTTTTTGGAGTATTGCTCTGCTGTAGTGTTAGTCCTTCTTGCTATAGCGTCAAGCTTCTTATTGCTATCTAATATGCCGTTTAGTTGCTTTTCAAACTTCGCTAACGTGGCTAGAGCATTCTTAGCCTTAAGAATCAGATTTATCTGCGCGTTATAGCTGACCACGCTGAGAAACCGAAAGACCTAATACAGTCTATCGACCTCGCCTGGCTTTTTCGTAAGCCTCTTTTTCCCGCTCGTTCTGGATGTGGAAAAAGGCGTTCCAGCCCAGAATTTCCTCCTGGGTCATTGTTGTGCGGACTTGAGACAGGCTCATGCCCAGTTCTTTAGCAATGTGGAACTGCAGCATGAGCCAGTTGTCTTGTTTAAGCTCCGCAATCAGTCTTTTGGGTCCATTGCCTCTTCATCCTCGTTGTCGTTGGTCAGTACCGCCAGCATGAGAGCTTGGATGTCAGCATCTTTGACTTCGTTCTTCATAATGTCTACCTCGCCGGGAGAAAAGAGGCTGGCCCCGTTCTCGTCTTTGGCCTTGGTCAGCAAAAGCTGCATGGCGAAAGCGGTTGCATCATCTGACTTTGCACGCTTTTGAGCGCGTTCACGCTCGGCCATGGTCAGAGGGCTGACCCACATTTCAAAAATGCTGCCGTCAGAAAGCTTTGCCTCCCGCTTTTCAGGCTGGAGATTTGCGGCCTTACGGAGACGGTCAATAGCGCGAATCGGACCAGGCATGAAAGTAATACTCTGTTCTCATAATGTAGCGACTAACAGTAAAAAAGCCCCGGTTTTGCCGGGGCTTGGTGTCCGTACCTTTAGATAGATCAGGCGCTTTGGCTGAGATCGAAGGTGGGTGTGCCGGAGGGACGGAAGTTGATGCTCACCGATTGAGCGTCATCGGGGTTGATGGTCAGACTTGCAGAAGTCAGAATGGCCTCAAACTCGATTGAACGGCTCTTAGTGTCGTCCAAGGAGCCACTGGTGAAAACGCGGTCAGTGTAAAGCTTGAAGCTTGCACCAACTTGCTGACGCTGCAGCACGTCTTCGATCATCCGGTTGCTCAACGAAGCATCTTCGTCGGTGGTGTAAACCGTGCATGAACCGGTGCCGTCACCGAAGCCAGAAATGTAGGACCGGAAGGGAACGTACTGCCCAGGGGTGTCGCCAAGAGTAGTTACATCGATCTCAGCACGGTTGATCTCGAAAGACCACTCACGCACTTGAGCTACGTTGACGAATGCGTCATACTCCACCTGGAACTTGTTAGCACCGCTAACAGTACCCGTGTCGGTGAGAGTAACGGTAGACCCGCCCTCAGTTGCCGAAACTTGGAGAACACCGGTTGAAGCGGTGTAACCGATGACGTAGTAGGTCGTTCCAGCGGTTAGACCTGCAGGAAGGGTTCCAGTGCCACTACCACCTGTAGTGGTGTTTACAACGCTGAAGTTCACCGGATCACCAACCTTAAAGTTCAGGTAGGTAGGGACGGTGATTTCGTCACCAACGGTGTCTACGTCGGCGCTGACAAAAGTTGCCAGCGTTCCGGCGGGTTTGTAGTAGAGGGCACCCGAAGTGCCGGACAGAACAGTGGATGCCATAGGGCGTACCAAGAAATAAGGATCTCTGCGGGCACTGCCCGGCTTCTTACAGGTTAGCGGTTAATTATGCAAGATCTGTAGCTACATAACCGGTGTCAATTCGGCCCACAAAGTGGGGGGATTGCTCAGTTGATGAAAAAGTCGGGCCGTTTATTTGTCCGATACTAAAGAACACCCCTGAGTCTGTTTTTGCGGTGTCTTGGATTTTCGTCAGCGTTGTGACGGCTGTGTTTAGTAGTTCTTGGTTACGGGCAGGGCCGCGTCCTTTCTCAGTAAAAACACGGATGACGACCGCGCCACGAGCGTTATCTAAACTTGTGGTGAGTGTAGGGTCGGTTGTTGCGCTAAAAGTAACGTTCACACGGACGTACTCTGTCGTGGTGTTGGGCGGTACAGCTGTGATGTTGTCGAAGTAAACAGGTACTTC